TGATTTGCGCGTGGGCTGCGTATAAACTCATTAACAAACTGGAAGAATGAACAACGTAACACTACTGGGGCGCATCGGCAAAGATGCGGAGCGCATCGGCGAGAAGGGAGCGCGCTTCAGCGTGGCGACCTCCGAGCGCTACAAGAACAAAGACGGCGAATGGGTCGAGGGGACCGAATGGCACAACGTCGTTTACTGGAACGCATCCGACTCGCTGTTGCCTCACCTGTCGAAAGGCCGCCAGGTGGCCGTAGAGGGATCGATTCACACACGGGAACACGAGGGCAAGTACTACACCGACATCAAGGCCCGACGGGTCCACCTGGTCGGCGGAAAAGGCGACGCGAAGCCGTCACAGGAATCAGCGCCGAAGCCGTCACAGGCAGACGATGACCTGCCGTTCTGATGACAGAAGCAAAGGCATCATTTGAGAGGTCGAGACGCGCCGGGACGGTGTTCAATCCGTACAACAGACTGTACGGTCGTCCGGTAGTTATCCCTCGACGCGGGAAGCCACACCCGTTCACTACGACCGTCCGCGGATGGCGGTATATCCAGCACCGGTACGGTCTTCGTGACAAGATGAAGCGATGACCCAGACCATCCGACACGGCGTGCTATCCTGCCGATCATGCCCCCTCGTCAAGATGACACAGGCAGACGGGGCCATCGTCACGTACTGCGATGCAGACGAGGAACGAAGGGAGGTCAAGTCAAAGCCGCCCGGGTTCTGCCCGTTGCGTTCGCACGACATCGAGTTCGAGGGGCGGGTGTACTTTCAAGCGTTCTGATGGCACGCTACGACCAACTGCGATACGAGGTATGGACCCGCTGCGAAGAGGCCGGACGGCTTGAGTGCTGGCTAACCGGCAAGCCAGTCGTACAGCCCGGCGGGTTCCGGTTCGCTTCTCAATTTGCGCACGTCCTACCAAAGGGGCGATTCCCACGATGGGCCAACGACCCGCGAAACATCCGCCTGCTGCACCCGGACGTACACGCCACACAGGAAGACTACCCGGAGTGGCACGACCTCGTTGCCGAATACATGGCCGCGTACTACCGTTACGAAGACCCGCCCGGCGACTGCACAGACGAACCGCGAAACCTCTAACGGCAAAAGCGTATCTTCACAAAGATGAACGACCGCATCCCATCAGTACAGCCACAAGCCCGCACGCAATATGCGGATAGCTTTAACGGCACGGGGCATGTCATCAACGACCAGCCCGCAAAGCGATACGCAGCAACCGCACGCATCGTCGCACGGGCCGATGCACTCGGTGCCGATTGGGTCGCGTACTGCTACGAATATCGTAGCGCATCGGAGACGGAGAACGTGCTGTATGCAATGACCAACGACCAGCTGGCTCGAATCGAAGACCTTGAGGACGACGAGTTTACCACATTCATCGAGACGCTGGCAAGCCATATCCGTCGACCAGCGATGGCGTGGCAATCAATCGGAGAGCAGCCGTGACGGAGGAACAAAGGGCACAACATAAAAAGGCAATGCTCGAAGCGTTGACCGCATCGATGGGCATCGTGTCAACCGCTTGTAAGGCTGTCGGGATTGGCAGAACCACTCACTATCGATGGATTAAGGAGGACGAGGAGTATTCGAGTGCCGTCGAATCCATCAACGAGGCGACGGTCGACTTTGCCGAATCAGCCCTTTACAAGCTCATCCAGAAAGGCGACACCGCGGCGACCATCTTCTACCTGAAGACCAAAGGAAAAAACAGGGGCTACCTCCAAACGGCGCACCTCCACACAACAGCGGACCCGCCTATCTTCGACTTGAACCCACTCGATGCAGCCGACGACAGCGACACGAAAGATAGCGGCGGCGGCGAGTAAGGGCCGGATCGTAGTCGTTCAAGGTGGACAGGGGGCAGGAAAGACGTACAGCATCCTCCTACTGGTCATAAACCACCTCCTATGGAAGCCCGGCCAGCTCTTCACAGTCGTGGCCGAAAGCGTCCCGAAGCTGAAGCGGGGGCCGATACTGGACTTCAAGAAGATACTTCGCTCCGTCAAACGGTACGACGCGGCAAACTGGAACGCGACCGACAAGCGCTACACATTTGCCAACGGGTCGGTCCTGGAGTTCGTGAGCGGGGACAACCCGGACAAGTACCGAGGCGCACGTAGACAGGGGCTGTTTCTAAATGAGGCCGATTCGCTAACCTTTGACCTCTTCACGCAGATGGAGAGCCGGACGGCTGGGCCCGTGCTGATCGACTACAACCCGTCTGCGGAGTTTTGGGTTCACACCGAGGTCGTCAATCGTGACGATGCGGCGTTCCTGATCCTGACCTACCTTGATAACGAATACCTCCCGACGGAGGAGCGAGACAACATCGAGCGAGCCCGCGAGAAAGCGGAGACGTCGCAGTATTGGGCGAACTGGTGGCGGGTATACGGCCTCGGGCAGATAGGACGCGTGGACGGTCTCGTCTACAAAGAATGGACGGAGGAAGACGAGGTGCGCGGCGACTACCTTGGTACGGGGCTTGACTTTGGCTTTGATCATGCGATGGCCGTTGTGGACGTTTACCGAACCCCGGACGGCTACCTTCTTGACGAGGTGTTTTACGGGTCTGGTCACACGGCCCTCGATGTGGTCCCGTTTCTTGAAGGAAAGGACGTAGTCGCGGACGTGGAATCGACCGGGGCCGTCCAGATGCTACGAGACCACGGGGTGTCTATCATGCCAGCAAAGAAGGGGCCGGGGTCCGTCCTGGAGGGCATCAACCTGATAGCGGGGTCCGGCCTAATCGTCACAAAACAGTCCGTCAACATCAAGAAGGAGCTACGCAGCTACGCATGGATGGTGGATAAGGCCGGGCGCACGGTGCCGGGCCGCGTGGTCAAGGAGAACGACGACGCGCTGGACGCTGCGAGGATGGTCGTGTTAAGGCACGCAAAGCAGCCGCGCATTATTTGGTGAGACGGTAAAAACTTCTCTTTCGGGAGATTCGTATCTTTGGACTATGTCCCTCCTCACTCTGAAAGCGCGGGCCGAATCCGCCTACACATCGCTCGGCATTACGTCCTACGGAGAGGTCCCAGACCTCGGGATGCTGGAGCAACTGGCGAACGTAGAGACACCTTACTATGGATTCGCTCAACTGACAGAGCAGGCGGAAGGCCGAACACATCGGAGGTTTGAGGTTCGCATGGATGTGCTTGACACCTTCTTCAATTCGGAGAAGGTCGAGACCGCGCGGTATCGTCGTGACTACTGGATCGAGAAGCGTGAAGAGTTGCGGGGCCTGTTCTACGCATGGCTCGGCGAGTTCTACGACCCGGACCTGATGGAGATTCCTGAAGAGACCATCGTCGGGGAGTTCGCGCCGTTCAGCACCCGGTTCAAGTTCACGGCGGTGACGTACACCTTCGACGTTCTGATGAAGAACGACTATTGTCTGGACGGTGCATCGCCTCCGTCGGCATCCGGCGGAACTTGGGTTCTGCGCGACACGGACGGCACAGAACTCGACACCGGTACCGTCCCGTTCGGCGGCACGGCACAGGTCGAGGCACCGGACGCGGCGGCCACGGTAGCAAACACCGAGGGCACGGAGGTTGCGAGCGGAAGCGTGCCATCGGGCGGGTCACTTGACTTGACAGCCCCGGACGGCACGACCGACGTGCAGAACACCCTCGGTAACACCGTCGCGACCGGGACGCCACCGAGCGGAGGGACGGATACGGTAACGGCCCCGGACGCATCGTACACGGTGGAGGACCAGGACGGCACGGAGCTGGCCACCGGGTCTATCCCGTCGGGCGACAGCGAAACGGTGACGGTGACGGTTCCGCGCGACCTGTTCCTTATCGTGAACGTGTCCAGCGGTGACGACACGGCGGTGCTCGACATCGGAACGAATCAGGCGGGCGACCTTGACACGCTGGACGCTGGTGGCCTCACATCTGTAACATACGACCTGAACGGATCTCCGGTTACATTGCCGTTTACGGTGGCGGACGGCGATACGCTGACCGTCGAGTTTGACGCCGCCGGCTCTGACACATCGTTCACGTTGAGCGGCACGTACTGATGAGCAGACGAACGACATACTACGGCGCTTCGAGCGCATCGGGCATCGCATGGACCGCCTACTGGAATGCGAACGGGAACACGAACGAGCCATACAATGGGCTTAATGGGGTATGGAACGCCACGTCGCATTATGACACGGGCAAAGATGGACAGGCGTTCGACTTCGGAAGCGGAAATCAAAACCGATGGGTAACCGTTGCGGATAATGACCTATTGAGCGCAACGGGCCCGAGCGGGGACGTTCCGTTTACCCTGCGAATGTGGATTTATTATACAGGAATTAGCTCGAAGGGCAATTTTCTATTTTGCAAGCGGGACGATAGGTCTGGACCAGACACCGAGTATTGGCTACGATTAGATGATAACGGTACCTACGTATTGACCCGGTTTTCCGGGGCATCGCAGGGCAATCTCGTGAGAACGTTTTCCAACGTTTTCGCACCGCTGGGCCAATGGGTGTGCGTCCACGTGGTGTGCGACGGGACGAAGTTTGGCGTTGACATCTACATCAACGGCGTGAATGAGACGTGGAAGCATGAGGGGGCCGGCAACTACGTGGACATGAACAGCACGGACTCCTCGGTTGTTATCGGCTCGAATCCCCTCAGCCTGGGCGGAAATCAGTTCAAACACCGGGGCCTCATTGACGAAATCGGATGGTTGAAAGGCCGGGCATTGACACCCTCTGAAATAGCAGACGACTACAACGGAGGTGCAGGAAAATTCTATCCATGAAGATATACGGCACATACATAGTGAATGGCTGGCAGGTCAACGAATTAACGGTGGTGTTCAATGTCGAATCAGGCACCGCAACCCTAACTTATTTACACGATGGCAAAGAGGTTGAACCGTTCATCGTCACAAAAGGTGAGCGCATGGCCTATGATATAGACACCCCCATCGGTGTACTGCCATTCGAGGAAAGGACAAAGTTGCCGAAATCGGTTCCTGCCGAAGGGACGGTGGATGAGCACGAATTGAAGCCAAGCGGCCCATTTCATACCGCATGGATAGACGACGCGCTGGTCGGCTACGGACCATCGCCGGAGGTGATGCTGGTCCGGGACATCGTGGAGGTGCGTTTCTACGCAACGGAGGAGGACATGAAATCTGACATTGAATGAGCAACGCACGCGACCAGATCGGGCGTGAACTCGTCGAAGCGGTGCGGGCGACGATGCAGACCCTGGGGCGCAACGCAACGGGACGCGCATCGGATTCCCTTCGCTACGAGGTGCGCATCGACGGCGTTGATGTCTTCGGCGTGGACTACTTTGAGCAGATTGACAAGGGTACACCAGCCGGCACCGTCGTGGACCTGTCTAACCTGGTCGAATGGGTCGCGGCGAAGTTCGGGGAGCGAGGGCGTCGTGGCGTTCGCATCGCCTACCGCGTCCGTCAAAACATCTACGAGCGAGGCGCACCATCGGACCCATCAAAGCTGGACGTACTGGACAAAAGCTACAATGCGGCGCTGCCTTCCATTCGTCAACTTGTCGACCGTGACATTCTACGCCTCACAGATTCAACCCTCGCATAATGGCCCTGTCCATCACCACCAACCCGACATTGAATGGAAAGTACAGCGCACGCCTGCCCATTCCATTCAGGGCCACGTCCGGTGACGACTGGATTCTTGCAACGGTTCGCAACAGCGACGGGACGAGCGCGGGTCTTTCAACGGCACGCATCCCAAAGGTCTCCGGCGGGTTCACGTTCAATCCTGCCGCATACGCCCGCGACCTGTTCGATCCTTTCGACCTAACCAAAGTTGAGGCGGATTCGTTTTCTGACCTCGGCGACGACATGTACCGGCTGTTGGAGGTCCTCGTCCAAGAGGAGGACAGCCCGGCCGCGACCACATCAAACCATTTTTACGTGACACCCGGCGCTTCGCCTATTATTGACACGGGCGGAACACGAGAGACGGCGCGCTGGCATTGGACGCAACTTGGAATCTTCGCAGCGTCTCCATTCACGCAATCCGCTAGCTACTGGAGGTTCGACCGCGAATGGACGTATAACAGTCACCTTCGGGCTGTGTTCTATGCGGGGTCCGGCATAGTGTCCACGATCTCCATCGTGTACGACGGCTCGACCATCGTGTCCATCGCCGCCCCGGGGAATGAGGGCATCTATCAACTGCCATTGAACGACACATGGGTAAACGCTAACGCATCGTTGGGGTCTGTCCCGGCCTCGTGGTCTACGGCACGACTCATCGTAACCTACTCGTCCCTCGGTGAATCCAGGCAGATGGAAATCGTGCGTGACAACCGATGCGCGAAGACGCTGATCTATCGCAACCGCTACGGGGCGTGGGACACATTTGTCCTACACGGTCGAGAGGAGGAAAGCGTCGAGGGGTCGGCCGCAGGTCTAGCAACGGTACGCACCGACGTGCTGGATACCTATGACGCTGGTCTGGGCAGCGAGTTCGCGGACGGGCGGGTCAAAGCATACGGCACGCGCTCGGAGGTCTCCAAAAGCATCGAGAGCGATGTCATCAGGCCGTCGGTCGCGGCGTACCTCTTTCGTGACATCGTCGAAAGCCCGGTGCACCTGATAGTCGAAGAGGACGCGACGGGCGGGGAGGCGATTCGGGAAATCATCATCGACCGGGGCGCGTCTACTGTCAGTGACCTCGGGCGGGGTCGTTCGTTCACCTTGAACTATAGCTATGCGACACAAGGTTGACCTTATCCTCGAAGACGGGTCTTCGCTTGAGCTGAAGCTGGACGATCTATTTCCGTTCGTCATCGACCGTAGCGTGGCGGAGATTCAGGAGCTGACGAAGCGAAAGACCAACGGGTCCAAGACGTTCAAGATTCCCGCGACGGTTGCAAACAACCGCGCGCTCGCACAATGCTACGAGCTGTCAGTGTCATACCGGGACATTCAGGAGGCGATATGGCAGCGACCGGTTCACATCAACGTGGACGGCGTGGTCATGGAATCTGGCTACATCACGGTCCGTTCTGTCGTCATCGGGTCGGACGGTCGACCCGAATACTACGAGGCCAACTACCTCGGCTCCGACCTTGACTGGATCGAGCGTCTTCGTCTGGCTACGATGCGGGATGTGTATGGACAAGTTTCTGTCATATACCAAGAGCCAACAATACGCTCACTCAACCAAAACCCGGACGTTATTACGTGGTGCAATCCGTACACCTTCAAGTTCCTCGACGTCATTGACGCGGCTGGTGGGGTTGCGAATGTCACGGCGGATGATATGTGGCCAGCTGCGCGCATGTCGTGGCTCGTGGGTGCCATTCTGGACGATGCGGGTATCGCGTGGTCGTCTGACTTCCTCAACGATTCTGCGTGGTGGGACAACATCTACTATTCGGACCGTTCGCTTAAGAACGAGGACGGCGAGGACTACGACGTGCAGCTCGGAAATTCGTATTCTATCGGGCAATTCTTTTCACCCAAAGATTCCCAGCTTGACTTCTTCGTGGGATTCCTCCAGACCTTCAACTGCGTGGCGCAATACCGCGACGGGGTGCTGACATTTGAGCCACGGTTCGGATACACGGACAAGGCGGGAACGTTCAGCGGGGGTTTCTATCAGGATTCGCAGACGGAGGACTGGAACTCGCGCGTTTCACGCGCATCGGAGGTCGAGTTCAAGACTCGCTATAAGCAGCGGGAGACGTACCGATGGGCGTCTGATTCCAACTGCCTTCACAGCGGTGAGATGCAGCGCATTGAATCGAACGTCTTGGACTTGTCGGAGGTGTTCACGTTTGGCGGGTCACCGCCTATAACCGGGAGGCGCGGCGGCACATGGTACAACGACGAGACGGAGCGGGTTATCGAGTTCGGGCCGGGATTCGAGCGCGGTGAGAATGAAACCGAGTTCTATTTCAACTACACATGGGATCTCGGTTACTATGCCTACGAACGATACGATCGCGCTGATCAGGATAACTTATGGTCACGTCGGGTCTTTCTGTACGAGGTCGGCAATGTGTACCCGGTAGCGGGGGCTTCGTTCCTCGTGTTTAACACGCCCATCGTCTACGAGGACCAGTCGTCCACGACGCACAATCTGACCCAATGGTCGTGCTGGCAGTACCTCGGACCTAATCGACTGACGACCCTTGACAGCGGCGCGGGGTTCCTGCCGCCCGTGGAGAACATCAGCTTCCGCATCAACCAAGGGCTGGGGGCCATATCGCCAGATTCACCGTCCCTTTGGGAAAAGCTCTTCGAGACGACCATCGACAAGATTGCACGAGGCCGGACCCTAGAGGCGTCTGTGAACCTGTCGATTCAAGAGTACATGGGGCTTTCGATGCGGACCTACGTCATCATCGACGGTCAAAAATTTGTCATCAACAAGCTGAAAGAGTTTGACCCGTTTGACGACGGGCCGACGACGATTCAGCTACTGAAAATAGAATAATGGCGGAGACCAGGATATTCTCGATCAGATACGAGGGGCTGGAAGATGCCCAAAAAAAGCTCGACGACGTTACCAAGTCTTTGGTACGACAAGAGGAGGCGGTTCGTGAAACGAAGAAAGAGATACGCGAAATCGAGAAGGCGAACGGCGGGTCTACGGAAGCGTCTATCGAACTTCGACAGGAACTATTAGCACAACAGGACAATCTAAAGCAGCTTCGAGCGGAACGTCGAGCGAGCGTCAAGGAACTCGAAAACAGCGCGACAGCGATTAACGCTGCGACCGGGTCAAATGAGCAGCTTCGGGCCGAGCTATCTTTGATGACCGAAAGGTATAACAGCTTGTCCGGTGAAGAGCGAGACAGGGCCACGGTCATAGATCAGGTGACTGGAGAAGAGGTGTTGCTTCGTGACGCGATCAAAGGGACATCGGACCAGCTCAAAGAGAACGAATCAGCGGTCGGTGACAACCGCCGCAACGTCGGTAACTACGAGGAGGCGGTCACGAACGCCCTGTCGAAGGTCAACCTCTTCGGTGTGAACCTGGGGGCCGTGAAGGCCCAGCTTGAGCAGCAGCTGGTCGCGTTGAAAGCGTCCACCACGGGGACGGCGGCGCAGGCCACGGCAACGACCGGGGCGGCGACGGCAACGACCGGGTTTAGCGCGACGCTTAAGGCACTCCGAATCGCGCTTATCTCGACGGGCATCGGGGCCATCGTCGTCGCGTTGGGAGCGTTGGGTGCGGCCTTCGCATCGACACAACAGGGGGCGGACCTATTGCGCCGGGAGGCGAACCGCATCAAGTTCATAATGGAAGCGCTGTGGGGTGTTGTCCAGAACCTGTCCACGGGTGCGTTCGCAAAGCTGCAAGAGAAGTTTAGTGAAATCAAGGAGTTGGGCATAGCTGGAGTGTTCAAGGCAATCGGCGACGCTATTGTACAGAACGTAATCAACAGGTTCCAAGCCGTTGGCGACCTATTCGGGGCCTTGGGTCAGGCGTTTAATGCCTTGATGAATAGGGACTTTGCGGGTGCCAAGGACGCACTCGTGGAAGCGGGCGACGAGTTAACGACGGTGTATACGGGCATTGACGAGCCGTTTGACAAAGCATCAAATGCAGTCGAACAATTTGGGGAGTTCGTGTCTGAAACCGCCGACGTGGTGCGCGATGCCAACGAAAGGTCACTCGAATACACGGCAACACAGACCGCATTAGAGCAAGCCCTGATTGACAACGCAACGGCCATCAGTCAAGCTAACCGAGAATTTAGGGAGCAACGAATCATCGTAAACGACGCGACCAAGACCATCCGGGAGCGGATCGCGGCAAGCGAGGCGGCAGAGGCGGCACTTTCAAGGCGAGCCGAGTTGCAGAAAGAGGAGATCGAGCTTGAGATACAACTCCTCAAAAACAGGCAGCAGAACAACGATACGATGCGCGCCGGGGAGGGTTCGTATCAAGAGCTTGCCGCATTGGAGGCAAAGCTAATCGACATCGAGGCACAAAGGTCACAAGAGCTGACCAGGCTAACGTCCCGGATGTCTTCGCTCCAACTCGAAGAGCGAAAGCGTTTGGCCACAATAGCCGAAATTATCGGAAGCGAGCAGGAGCGTCTCGACCTTGAGCGCGACCTTCGCCTCGAAGAGCTGGAACTCAACCGCGAGACAACCGAACTTACAGACGAGGAGTTGCGGGCGCGCGAAGCCATTATTCAAGAGTACGCAGACAAGAGGGCCGAGATTGCCCGCGAAGCGGCGGAGGCGGAGCAGGAGGCGCACTTCGAGGGATTGCAAGCACAGGTAGACCGCATTGCTACGGAGAACGAATTGGCGGCCCTTCAGCTCGAAGAGCAGAGGAACATTGCCATCGCAGCCGCCATTGAGCGCGGCGAATCAGTCGAGGCCGTGGAACGGGAATACGACCGACGCGGCATTGAAATGACCCGCGAAATGATGGAGGCGCAGCGTCAGGTGCTGGAGCTGGAGCTGAACAATCTGACCGCATCGCTGGACGGAGGTGTCGCCGGGGCCGTATTGACTGAAGAGCAGCGGGAGCAGGTGGAGTTGCAGATTCAGGCTCTGAACACCAAATTAGCGAGCATCGGCGTTCAGATGGCGCAGATCGGGCGAAACCCTGAAACTGGAGAGCCGCAGGATTTGCCCGGGATACTGGGAATGGACCCGGAGGACATAGAGCATCTTGAGTTCGCTCAAGAGCAATTGATGACCGGAATCGATGCACTGTCAGATGTGTTTCAAGCAGCGTCTCAATCGCGCATAAATCGAATCAGACAAGAGCAGGAAGAAGGGCGCATTTCTGCCGAAGAAGCGGACAGGCAAATCGAGAGAATCAACGAACAGGCCGCTCGCAGGCAACGGACCATCTCCATCGTTCAGGCAATTATCAATACATCGGTTGGGGTCACAAAGGCACTCGCTGCTTTGCCGCCGCCGTTTAGCTTTATTCAGGCCGCAGCCGTCGGAGCGCAGGGGGCCGCACAGGTTGCCGCGATACGAGCGCAGAAATTCGCAACGGGCGGCATCCTATCAGGACCTTCGCACGCACAGGGCGGCATCCAGGTCTTTGGACGTGGGGGCTACTTCGGTGAGGCCGAAGGCGGGGAGGCCATCATCAACCGACAATCGACGGCGATGTTCAGACCACTTCTGTCGGCCATCAACGAAGCGGGCGGCGGGCGAGCCTTCGCAAACGGGGGCATTCTGTCACCGCCATCAATCGCTACCAACATCTCCGGCGCATCGACGGCGCCCAGCCGTGGGGTCGTCGAGGGCTTGCAGAATATGCCAGCGCCCGTCATCACGGAGGCGGAAATCACCAAGCGGCAAAGCCGCGTAGCTATCGCAGAAGCAGAACGAACAATCGGATGAAAAATAGATTCACAACGGAGGACATCGTAAGGGCGGCCGACATCGGGTTGCTCCGAAAAGGCCAGCGGCCGCAACACATCCGGGCGTACTTTGACCATCGAATGAGGGAACACCAAAGCCACCGTAAGGCGATGCACGAGACAGCGGAGGCGTTCGGGGTCACGGAGGCCGCAGTCAAGAAAGCACGTCAAGCATGAGGAGATACGTCATCGAAACGAACGAAGGCAAGGTCCGCAAGGCGGTGCCGTCCTCGTGGTCAGAATTGACCTATCCTGTCTGGAAGCGAATCAGCGCACTCGACGACAACTTCGACGACGATGCGGATCGGCTTCTCTACGCTGCGAAGGTAGTATCTATCCTGTTGGACATGGACCTCGCTACGGTCCTCACCGCCCCGCACGAGTTCGTGGCGAACGTGTACGCAGATGCAGCGGACTGGATAAACGACTCGCCCGTTTCCATCGTTGAGCCGTGGACGCTAGACGGGGAGACCTACGAAGCTCCGCCGGGTCAGCGCGACCACCTGACCACGGGTGACTTCGTGAACGCGAACGTCCTCATTCAGACCTTTGGCGATTCCGCGTCGGTTGAGGACATCGGCCTCGCAGTCGCGGCGATCTACGCGCGTCCGGGCGACCGTGACGAAAACAGCATCGTGGACCGTTTCGAGCTGTTCAAGCAGAAGTGCCCGATGGACGTCGTCATGTCGTACGCTTTTTTTTTGACCACCTTCAAGGGCGCATACGAGACGCACACGCAAATCTATTCGAGCCTCCAAAGGTGGGCACGCCGAATGTTGCACAGCTACGTCACATGGGGTGGAAGCCCTCGCTCTACATGGCCGCCCGGTCGGGCGTGTTCCTCAATCCTCACAGAGACGCAACCGCTTTAAGGCAGGCGGAGGATAGCAGTCTCTTCGAGTGGCTTGACCTCCTATCCATCGCACGGGCCGAGGGGTCTTAACTTTTTTCCCTTTCATTAGGTCGGCGGCATAGGTACATTTGTGTCATGTCCGCACCCTTTCGCGTTGTCAATCTGGAAGCAGGCCGCACCGTTCGGCTGGAGTTCTTCGGCCCCATCGGTTACGACTTTTGGGCACTCTTCGGCGACAACCCAGAGGAGTACGATAAGAACACCATCGAGCGCACCCGCGCCGAACTGAAGGAGCAGCTCGACGAAATCGAGAGCATCGAGGCCGCTGTCATCGAGGTCGACATCGAATCGCCGGGCGGAGACCTCGGTCATGCCCTGAACATCTATCAGGCATTGCGCGAGAAAGCAGAGGCCGGGGCGACTGTGAAGACGCGAGTGCTGGGAAACAGCGCATCCGCGGCGACGGTCATCTTTGCGGCTGGTGACGACCGGGTCATCCGGCGCGAATCCATGCTCCTCGTGCATTCTGCGATGTACCCCTATCTGGAGTACACGAATCAATACGACCTCCGTTCGCTGGCTGACGGCCTGAAGAACTGGGACGCGCAGATCAAGGAGGTCTACGCAGCCGCCGGGGTGGGGTCAGAGGACATCGAACGCCTGATGAAGATGAACGGCGGACACGGAAAATTCATCAAGGCCAGCGAGGTCCGGGACATCGGCCTCGCTACTGACATCGAAGGCGGTGAACCCGTCTTCAACTTTGACCACGACTTTATTCTGAACATGAACCGACCTATCATGGAAGACACCAAGACCCCGAACCTCATCGACCGCATCGCTGCGTTCGCAGGACTGAAGAACGAAGAGGCCGTCGAGGCGGTCGAGGACACGGTCGAAGATACGGACCCGCGCATCGCCGAACTCGAAGAGCGCATCAACGCACTCGAAGCGTCAAATGCGGAGGGCATCAGCCTGCTCAATGAAGCCCGCGAGACCATCGCTACCATGAAAGGCGAAGTCGAAGAGGCGGACAACGCATGGGCCGAAGAGGTCGCCGCGAAGGACGACACCATCGCGGAGAAGGACGCACGCATCGCCGAGCTGGAGAAGGCCGTCGAAGACATGGCCGTCACCGGCGACGCTCCGAAGAACGACACGAAGACCGTAGAGGTTGCAGCCGATGCCCCGTTGTGGGTTCGGGTCAACGCAGCCCGTCGCATGAACTGATTACCAACCTAACAACCTGAACACACCAACAACCCAAAGACATGGCAATTACTCTCTCAAGCAACACCTACGCCGGACAGGCCCTTCAGGACATCGTCACCGCTGCCGTACTGCGCGGCGGCCTTCTGGAGCAGGGTGCGATCACGGTACATACCGACATCCGCAAGAAGATGGTCGTTCCGACCCTCGCTGCCGCTGCCACCATCCAAGACGGTGCGGGAACCTTCAACGCCGCCGGAACCCTCACGGGTGACGAGACGGTACTGGAGCCGCTCGCTCGCATGATCAACATCGAGGTAGACGCCTCCGTCCTCGCTGGATGGTGGACCTCGCTCCAACAGCGCGCCGGTTCAGCCGGGCGTTTTGAGCTGGTCGATCCGGTGACGGATGCGGTCATCGAAGAGCTGGGCGGCATCGTCGGCAAGTTCAACAGCTACCTGATCTGGCAAGGGTCCGCCGCCGCTGGCAACGATTCGGCCATCACCGTGACGGGTTCCAACACGACCGATGGACTGATCTCCGACCTTCAGGCAGACGCTGATGTCAACGACATCACCCCGAACGCCTCGAAGCAGGCCATCAGCGCGGCCAGCGAAGCCGATCCCGCTGTCCTGACCCTGAGCGCATCTCACGGTGTTCAGGTCGGCGACTGGGTCACCCTGAACAACCTGGCCGGTGGCACGTGGAATACCGAAGACGGCAACAGCTACCAAGTGACGGCTGTCTCCGGCAACGACATCACCCTCGGTGCTCTGGATTCCAGCGGCCTTGGTACCTGGTCGAGCGGTAACATCGTCAGCATCAACCGCGACACGGTCATCGACGAGCTGCAGCAGTTCTACGCGCTGCAAGGCGAGCAGGTCGAGACGCAGGAAGACTACTACATCTACGTCCCGACGCACGTCGCCAAGGCGTACTACGCAGAGCAGGCCAACGCCGCCACGGGAGCCGGACGGTTCACCGTCGGTGCGCGTGAGCTGGACTTCCTCGGCAACAAGATGATCGCCGATCCGTTCATGTCGAAGAACACCATCGTCGGATCACGGGTCCGCGACCTGCACTTCGGCACCGCCCTGGTCGAGGACTTCACCTCCTTCAGCATCCACAACCTCGCAGAGACGAGCGGGAACCGCAAGTACCAGATTCGCATGGACTTCACCGCCGACGTGGCTCACACGAACGGTAAGGACATCAGCCTGTACGATCCTGCCCTCTGATTCATCATCCCTGAAAAGCAACTGATATGCCCATCACAACAGCAGGAAACGGTCTCACCGGGGTGAGCGAATGTCCAAAGTCCGGCGGAATCCGTCGCGCCTGGTTCTGCGAAGTCTCCGACATCGCCGCCATTGTGGCCGCAGATTCTGCGGTCACGGACCTGACCTTCGCATCAGCTGGCACCGGATTCGAGCAGATCGAGTTCAAGCGAAACGAAGCCGAGTACACGGAGAACGGTGACGACCCGCGCGTGAATACCGTGGAACTGTCCATCAGCCTCCCGAACCCGACGGGCGCACAGCGCGCTCTCCTCGAAGAGCTGAAGTCCACGTGCAAAATGTACGCGGTCGTCGAGCTTTACAACGAGGAATCGGCCATCACCGGCGACAACCGCCTGATGTTCATCGGATACGACACCAAGGCGAAGGACAGCGCGTTCCTGACCTACTCGGGTCACGAAGCCACGAGCGGTCGGGCGCGTACCGACGATTCGATGCTGTCTCTCACCTTCACGGCGGAGCAGGCACACTTGGTGTACGAGCTGACCGGACTGTCCGGCGCTTCAGCCACGACCCTGGACGACATCGTCACCGAGCTGGTCGATGCCACGAACGTCTGATGACATGGCGAAGCGCAAACTCAAATCTGAGTACCGAGGAAAGCGTATCTTTCTGACAGAGCATGGGACCATCGACACCACACGAATCGAACACGTCGAACGCCTCCGCCGCATCGCCAAAGGATCACCGTCCTGCGAGCGATACTTCGAGGAGCGGTCCCGTAAACGTGTCGGTGCAGATTCCAAGGAAGGACCCGCCGACGCCGGGGGAGCAGAGGAATAGGCACTACGGTCGCAAGTACATCCCGTGGGGCGGTCGTGCGAACGACTTCCCCGAGCAGATGGAGGACTTGCTCCAGGCGTCTGCAACGCTGAAGGCTGTACTTAATTCACAGTCTCGGGCTGTCGCAGGTGGCGGGTTTTCGACAGAGAGCGAAGAGTTTGCCGCGCGGTTGGCTCGAGTCAACGCTGACCAGTCTGTCAACGACTTTGCGTTTCGTGTCGAGCTGGACCTGAACCTCTACGGTCAGGCGTGTTTCCTTGAGATTAGGGAGCGAGCTGCCGGGGTGGAAACGGTTCGGCTAAAGCACCAGTCGACCGGACAGGTTCGCTACGCATCGTTCGACACAGACGATCCGACATCCGAACCGACTGAGATTTTGGTGGCAAATTGGGCGCGGGGTGCGTATGCTGAAAAGACACGGTACTCACTCGTTGACTACACCGAATCAACCGTAGGGGGTCGCCGGGTGCGCGTCAAGGCGCACATCCTCAAAGACTACGAGCCGGGGTCACGTCACTACGGTTTCCCCAACTGGATGGGGGCTTGGTACGATTGCTGGCTTGAGCAGTCCATCAGCCGACTGAACTATAACGTGCTGGAGCAGGGGTCACACCTGGCTGGCATCCTTTCGTGGGACTTGGGTCAGGGCATGACCGAGAAGGGGGCGGAACTCAACATCGAACAACTGAAAGCCAACCTGAAGGGAACCGGCAACGCGGGCAAGGTCATCGTCCTGCCTTCGCTGGGCGCATCAAGCGCGCCGTCTTTCGTTCAGTTTGACCTCCCCGACGACGGGTCCTTTGTGACCATGTACGAGCGCGTGCAGGGCAAGATCGTGACGGCGTGCAACTGGTATCGATCCCTCGCTGGTCTGGCAACGCCGGGGCAGTTGGGGAACACGCAGCAAATCCGTCAAGAGTGGCAACTGGCTTTGGACACGTTCATCAAGCCCCACCAGAAACGTCTACAGGATGCCATCATGCGCGCCTATCAGGGTACACGGTACGAAAACGAGACGTTCTCATTCACCGTCTCCAGCCCTGTGAACGCCATTAACGAACTGGGGGCTTCGGAGTTTGCGCAGGTTCTCAGGTTCAATGAGGTCCGACGTGAACTCGGGATGACACCGGACGAAGACATGGAAGACACCTACCTCAAACCGACGACCGATGCCGCTGCTAACGCCTGACGAAGTCCTCGACATTGCGTTCGAGAATCCGAACACGATGGACGATTCGTTCATCCGGGCGGAGCTAATCGAAGAGCACGAGGTCGGAACGATCAAGCACCTGCTCGGTGACGACACCTACACGGAGCTGGTCGGTGGTGACTACGCGGGCGCCCTGGATTCGGTGGAGGCGTGGCTCGCATACGAGGTGAAAGCGGCGGCCATTCCGCTGCTGAAGAACGTTCCGGACGGCATCGGGGTCACGGGTGAGTATCAGGCGAACCCGGACGCGGCTCGACAGGCCATCGCACAGGCCCGCGAATCGGCACGGTTTCACATGCTCGCAGCCCGCGAGTGGCTGAACGACAACGGCGTAGATCACAACATTGACACAACCTCCCGCATCGCCGGGGCGATTATCATCTAAACCCCTAAACCATGAAGCGTACTTTTCTCATTATGATGACCTTGGCGCTGTCGTTCGGCGCGTTCTCGCAGACCTTCTATCGAAACGTCGAGATTAAGGCGAACCTCGAAGTCGAGGAGGATGCCACATTTCAAGGGCCGACCAACATGGACGGCGTGGTCAACTTCAGCGGAGATTCGCTTGAGATCAACAGCAAGGTCACGATCGTCGACGATTCGGTGGACATCCATACCGATACGTCGTGCTGCGGCTTTGTAGGTTTGCGCGTGCGTTTGGCAGGCGGCAACACTGCCTATGGATACTACAACACCGCGTTGGCGAGAGCTGCGAGCGTTGTGCAGAAGAATCAGAGCTTCTACGGCACCTACTACCTGCTGGCCTTTAAGTTGGCCAGACTTGAGTCGGACAGCATCGCCGAGGTAAAAGCGCCGGACGTGCGCTTCCGATCGTCGGACTCTTTGTTTTTTATGAACCCGCCCATCGACACGGTGGGTCTGCCTGCCAATCGCCTGTGGCAAGATTCTAACGGCTTCATCCGAATCAAGCAGGACTAAAATCAATAATCATGATCAAGTTCAAACAGGGGAGCGAGTTTCGATATGTGGTGCACAACGGCATCATCTACGGAGGTCTCATCAAGACCGCATCTGTATGGAATGACGATCCGGCGCAGTTCTCCGATGGATCAAGCCCCGTGACCGTGGTCGGTCCGGTCGTCGGCACGGTCGAACACGAGGTCACGAAGGAAATCGCAGAAGGGGGTCCGCTGCTCGATGGCAGTGGGAACCAGTACTTTCCGCTGCTGTGACCGACACAGCGACCATACTGAAGGGTACGGGCATCGGCACGGCCGTGACCGGTGCGGTGCTAATGTGGTCGCAACAGAACCCGCTGGCTGCGCTCATTCTGATGCTATTCGTGCTGTCCCTCGCTGACTGGGTCACCGGGGTCGCAAAGGCGCATCGCATGGGCGTGGAGGTGGTCAGCGCAAAGCTGAAGACCAAGCTAATCGAGTTGGGCCTGTACTGTGCGGCTATCGCCGCTGCGTTTGCCGTGGTCATCATCGCGCAGGCCGCGACCGGTAGTGGAATGGTATCGGTCCTGCTGCCCTACGTGATGGACGTGGTCATCATCGCGCTGTGCTACGTCGAGCTGGTGTCAATTCTTGAGAACCTAGAGGTGGCCCTCGGTGTGCATAGCATGGCTTCGATGTACGTGGTGCGCCCGCTGCGAAAGCTGCTCACCTTCCAGCTCAAGGCGTGGGGCCGGCGGATTGACGAGGTGACGCGCGAGGGAGACCCTAAATAGACGGCCATGCGAATCGGTGAGGAATTATCTATCGCAGACGTTGAGCGACTGCTGATGGAATGTGAGCGGCCGGTGGAGGCCCTTGTGATCCATTGCAGCGACACACCGGCGGGGCGTGAGCACGACGCCCAGGACATCCACATCTGGCACTTGCAGCGGGGCTGGTCGGCCATCGGCTATAACATGGTGGTCAAGCTGGACGGCACGATCGAGATGGGGCGCAACTGGAACCGCGTGCCGGCGCACGTCAAAGGTCACAACCGAAAGACGATAGGCGTGTGCTATGTCGGTGGCGGTGACGGTCAGGACACCCGGACCGAAGCGCAGACGCGGACGCTTCAGCTCGTCGCCGGGGTATTCGCCATGCACGGCCACGCGGTGCTGGGGCATCGCGACCTCGACCCGTCGAAGGCGTGCCCGTCATTTGACGTGGCCGACCTGACGAAGGGCGGTATCATGAATCGTACATAAAGGCGTTAATCGCATCATATCGCATCATGTTCACCGCACTATCCCTATACCTGTTGACGCGACGGCCCAAAACGGCGGCGGTCGTGATCGCCTGTTTACTGCCGGTGGTGTTGTGCGCAGGACCGCGGAAGAAGGCACTGCGAGAGGAGGTCGAGCGGTTGACGCTGGAGCTGGCCGAGTGTCAGGCGGATAGCTACGCGCCGACCCCGTGCCCGGAGGTGATCCGCGCAATGGCAGAGGACGGCGACATCGACCGGAACGAGAGAAAGGTGGTAAAGGCGATTATGCGCGACCACAAGCCCGTGAGGGTGGCAAAGCAGGCCCGGAAACGGGTCGTGAGGGTGTACCGGAACGAGCGGCGCGAGGAGGTGCGCACGAACGTCTGGCGCAATCTTTTCAAGTCCCTGAACATCTGGGCGATTGCGGGCATTGGCGCGGGTTTGCTGTACCTGCTGGTGCGCGGTGGCGGTGACGTGGTGGGGATTCTTCGCCGTTTGGCGGGGAAATAAATGTTACATATATTCGCATCATGCGAAAGCCACGGCGCAAGATTCCGATGAACACGGGCGAGGGCACGAAGAGTGACCACCGGAATGACCGCCGGAGTGAGTGCAAGCCACGCGAATGAAGTACGCCCCCATCATCGCCCTGCTCATCGCCGGATGCGCGGAACAGGAACCTGCACCGATCGAGCGGGCGGCGTGCGACACGCTACGCATTGAGGGGCGAA